TTAATTTCTACCCTAGCTTGTTTATATAAACCTTGTTGCGCTAGTTTATTAACGCTTCTATGAGCTAATTTAAATACGTGGTGGAAGTCCATTGCTGCGGGGTGACTAAACCCACATTTAGTACAAGAAAGGGTTGCTTTAAAAGCCTGCCATTCTACCCGTTTATTTTTTCTATGTTTAGCGTTTGCAATTAAAACTTTTTGTTTATTATTCGCATAATGTTTACGGGCTACTTCTTTTTTTCTTGGGTCGTTTGGGTCTTTATAGGGCATTTTTAGTGTATATAGTAGGTTGTTTGCTATCAAAAGAATAAACTTTAATTTGGCCTCCAGAATACAAATCTACTTGGCAAGCCGCCCAACAAGCCTCTTCGGCTGTATGCCCCAACGACATACCCGCTAATGCTGCTAGAGTCCCACTTCCTAAAGCGTCTTGAGTATAAATTTGCCAAAACCGCAAGTCTTTACCAGAAACAAATATACCCGCTTCTGAAAGTAACATAAAATCTGCATCATCTGCATCTTTTATAATGGGTACTTTACCTTTTTTGCCATCCATAAAATACTGAACAACTTCTTGAATACTCATTGTGCTTCCAGCTCCAGCTAACCATCCTTGTGGAACCCGATATACTTTTTCACTATTTAATTCTTTAGTATCTGAATCATCATCAGAAGTTTGGCTATCAGAGACAATAATTTTTCTTTTAGCATCACCCACTATGGTAGTCATTTGGTTGCCATCATCCATAAACCTATATTAGCGCCAGCATAACAGATGTAACAGATTAACATTGGTAGATTTCCTTTAAGACCTTGTTCTATGGCGATATAAAAATAAATTATGCCAGTTACTATAATAAGCCAAGCACTCATGGCGCCCCCATATATTTATTGGATTTTGCTTATTTTACCTACTATTCTTGCACACTATTAAAAAAAGTAGTAATATCGTATAAACCGGGAAAACCGGCTTATCAAACTGTCCCGGCAGACAGCATATTGATTGATAAGCTGATCTTATATGCAAGGACAATTTATCATGACTTTAGCTACTACCTCGGCTTTATGGCGCTCAACTGGCGGCGATCAAACTCGTACCGCTTATGCTGGTTCTATGCATATGGCAGCCCAGTTTTATATTGCTAATACCTCTTCTACTACCGCAAACGTAGTGGTTTCTTCCGTAGCCAATGCTGCAACTTTAATTCTTCCAGCTAATGTCGTCATTACTGACGTTATTATTACCACTGGCTCTACAGGCGCAAATTCAACTTGTAACATAGGGTTTACCCCACTAAGCACAGTTGGACCCGGTCAGACTACTACTTTAGGCACTAACGTTCCTAATGCTTTGGTAAATAATGCTAACTTAGTAACCCGTACCACTATTACTATTGGTTCTACAGGCCAAGGAACAGCTATGGGCAACGTATGTAATTCGACTAATTTGATTATTTTAACTAGCGCTATTGGCACTGCCGGTGCTGTTGGTGGCCCTGTAACCGGTATTATTCGATATTACGTAGCTGACAACGGTCAACAAAACGTTTAATTAATCTAACACGGGGAGTTATGGCTGGGAATTCTTGGCCTCCCCCACTTAAATCTTTATGAGATTAATTATGTCAGGCGGATGGAATTAATTAAACTACTTTACCAACACTAATACTGGTGGTAATTCTCTTACCAATACTCCGGGTAATGTTGGTAATCAAACGCCAAGTCAACCTTGGTACGGTATTGATGGTTCTGCACAATTTACTGCCCCCCAACGTCTGCGTGATGTTGTAGGTAAGCTTAAGGTTTCACAATCGCAAAATATTTATGATGCCGACTTTGAGTATGGCGTTCAGCCTTTGCGTTGGGAAAACTTTATTCAAAACGTAAGTGGTCAAGCATCTATTGTTCAAAACCCCGGCTTAGGTGGTGTAACTATGACAATTGCTGGGGGTAATGCTCCGGGTGACATTACTATTCGTCAGTCACGTCCTTATCATCGTTATCAGCCCGGCAAGACAATGTATATGGCCTCTAACGTAAACTTTGGTACAGCTATTCCGGGCCAAACTCAACGTGTTGGTATTTTTGATGATTCCAATGGCATTTTCTTTCAGCAAACGGGAACCAATACAACTACGAATCCTTATGCAATGAGCATTGTAGTTCGTTCAGACTCTTCTAGTGTACCCACAGATACAACAGTTACTGCCGACCAATGGAATGGTAATAAACAGATTATTGCTGCTCTTGATTGGACTAAAGTTCAAATGATTTGGATGGAGTACGCTTGGTACGGTGCTGGCGCATTGCGTTGGGGCGTAGTATTAAATGGTGAACCATACATCTTGCATCAGATTGGTACTGGTAACTCTTCATTTACTGGCAGCCCACAGACAAAACCTTGGAGCCGTACTGGTAATTTACCTGTTCGCTATGAACAACGGGATAGCGGTAGCACTTCGTCATCAGTAATGACACATTATGGAGTATCAGTTTTAGTTGAAGGCGGTATTGATAGGCAACGTGGATTTACCTATTCGTATGGTAATAACGCTAAAACCCAAACTCGTACTGTTCCAGCAAGTGCAATTCGTTTTCCAGCATTGTCATTCCGTATGAAAGCAATGGGCGTAAATATATTTGACCAAACCAATGCAGCTTGTACTGGTGGATCCCCACAAACGTTAACTATTAGCGCTGCAACGCCTGCCATTAGTTCTGTAGTTGGACAACCAAATAGCGGTCAGGCTTTAGTAACTTTTGGTTCAGCTCACGGTTACGCAGTAACTAACCCAGCGCTTGCTAATAACCCATCGCAATATGTAACATTAAGTTCGTTTACTGAAATTGGTACTGTTGCCGCAGGTAACTATGCTTTTGCTGCTAACGTTTTAACTATAACTACAGCAGTAGCTACCGGAGTACTACAACCGGGCATGACTTTATCTGGAACAGGCGTTACTGGCGCACCTACAATTACTGCTCAACTTACTGCTACAAGTTCTGCCGTTGGCTCACAAGCTTTTTCAAGCGGTGGAGCAATAGGTGCAAGCGTTGTAGTATTAGCGGCTGGTACTTCGTTTGCAGTAGGCCAATTAATTGCTGGTACAGGCATTCCTTCTGGAACTTTTATTACTATTGTAAATGGCGCATCAATTACCACTAGTAAAGCATTTACAGCGCAAGTATCCGGCACAGTAACATCTTATGCGCCGGGCGGTCTTGGTACGTATTCTGTTAGCACTACACAAACTACAGGTACAGGCACATTAACAGCTACTACAACTTATGCAGCACAAACTTGGTTAATTCAGTCGGTTCCTACTACAACTACTATGCTTTTGCCAATTCAATTGCTGACAGGTGCGACACTGACTTCAACTCCAACAGGAACATATTGGGGTGTAAATCAATGGACTGGTAAGTTTGTTTATTATCAAGCTAGTTTGCCAAGCATTTCTGCTATTGCTGCTGCTACAAGTTCTACTATTGCTGGTTTAACAACCTTTTCAGTAGTTATTACTTTTGCTTCGGCACATAGTTTAAAACAAGGCGATGTAATTACTATTACTGGATCTACTCCAGCAACTTACAACGGTATTTGGTCTGTAAATATTCCAGCGGCAAACCCAACTACAACAATATCTATAAATATTGGTACAACAACCCCCGGTGCTTATACTTCCGGTGCGTCTGCTACTACCCCATACACTGGGCGTATTGTTTCTAATACAACTACTGCATTGACATTTAATGACGTTGTTACTGGTGGTCCTTTGGCTAACCCTCCGGCATCTAGTAATAGTTACCAGATTGGTTTAATTGACCGTGGGCAGTTACTACCCGCAACCTTGTTGTTAAACTCTACAGCAACGGCTTTGGTTGAATTAATTGCAAGTACACCGACTAACCAAATCTCATTGCAAAACGCTACTTTTGTTGGATTAAACACTTTGGGTTCTTATAACTCATTTGCGGAACAAGATTTAACCTCTACTCAATGTTCTGGTGGTGAAGTAGTTTATGCGTTTTCAACAGCTAATAATGGTTTGCAACAGTTAGATTTAACTAACTTTTTTGCCGTTCTTACCAACATTAAAGGTAACGTAGCTGATATTTTAACGGTTGCTATTACTTGCTCTGCTGGTGCTACAGTACAAACCAACGTAGTTTCTCAGGAAGCGATGGCATAATGCCTAAGAAGAAAGGCCCCTCTCTTGCAATTGGAAGAGGCGAGAAACTCCCCGTTTCTCAGGGGGCTGGACTTACCGCTAAAGGAAGAGCTAAATATAACGCCGCTACTGGATCCAACCTAAAGGCTCCACAGCCCGAAGGCGGTGCTAGGAAAAAATCATTCTGCGCACGTATGTCTGGTATGCCCGGTCCAATGAAAGATGAGAAGGGTAAACCTACTCGTAAAGCGGCTAGTTTAGCCAGATGGAAATGCTAAAATGAGTAATATTGATCCAATTGAAACGGCAAGAGAGTTAGCCACACACGCTAGTAATATTCAACACTTGCAGGAAGATATGGATAAAATGGTGCAGGAGATGGCTGAAATTAAAACCACGCTCCAAAACATTGAAAAAACCCTGTCTGAAGCTAAAGGCGGCTGGAAAACATTAATGGCTATTGGTGGTGCAGTTAGCCTTATTACTGGAATTCTTGGTGTAGTTATTGGATATTGGAGTCATAAATAATGCCGTCGACATCTAAAAAACAAGCCCATTTTATGGCAGCAATTGCACATAATCCCGCATTTGCAAAAAAAGTAGGAGTTCCACAATCTGTAGGTAAAGATTTTAATCAGGCTGATAAAGGCCATAAATTTAAAAAGGGTGGTGATATTGTGAATAAATTGTTCAAAGGTAAAGAAACTGTTAAAGAAGAGCTTGGCGAAGCCAAAGCAATTAAATCTGGCAAAATTACTCCTATGCAATATGCTAAGGGTGAAGAGTCAGAGAAACCAAAAAAAATGGCTTCTGGTGGTAAAGTTGCTCAATTATCTAAAGCTAATGGTATTGCACAACGCGGTAAAACCAAAGGTCGGATTATATAACTATGAAAAAAAGAAAATTTGCTGATGGTGGCCCGTCTTACGAGAATAATATACGTGAGGGTGGTACTTCATTTATTGACGAGTTTGAAAAGTCTAAGGCTAAAAAAGACGAGGAAAAACCACGTTTTGAAACTAAAGAAGGAAAAAATCCTAATATTAGCGATGAGACCCGTGAAAAAGCTAAAAAGTATGTAGAAAGTGGGGGCAAAGAAGAATCTAAGCCAACACCAAAAGCTACGCCTAAACCAGCAGCAAAAGCTGAACCTAAAGCTGAGCCTAAAGCTACTCCAGCACCCGCAATGCCAGCAGAAGAAAAAGCTCGTATGGAAGGCTTGACTAAAAAACAAGCTTTAGAAAATGTAAGCCCAGAAGACTATGTTACTCCCGGCGGAATTCTTAAAGCAGGGCTAAAAGCTATAGTTAAAAGTTCAGGAGAAAAAGGTCTTAAAACTATTACTCGTGCAGCACTTCCAGGACCAAAAGCCCCTTCAGCAGTTCCAGCATTACCAAGCCCTACACCAAAACTTCCCTATGATAAAAATGCTGCGATAGTTAAAGCTAGAGCCGATCGTGCTGCAATGCGCAATGAGTCTATGAGACAGCAAAACCAAGACGCCGGCCCAGCAGGACGAGCTAGAGCAACAGGAGCACCTTATGATTATGTACCTGCGGCGGGAGAATTAAGACCCGATTTTAAATCAGGTGGTAAAGTTAAATCAGCTTCTAGACGCGCAGATGGCTGTGCTATTAGAGGAAAAACAAGAGCATGAGACCTAGCCGTGGTATGGGCGATATAGCCCCATCTAAAATGCCTAGTGGCAAAAAGAAGCCACGTAGGGACAATACCGATTTCACTCAGTTTGCTGAAGGCGGCAAGGTAGGGCTTTACGCTAATATCAACGCCAAGAAAAAACGGATCGCTGCTGGTTCTGGTGAAAAGATGAGAAAACCCGGAACCAAAGGTGCGCCGTCTAAGATGGACTTTATTAACTCTTTAAAAACAGCTAAGAAATGAAACCTGAAGACTTTATTGATCGTCAAATGGAAGCATCTGATAAGTTATTTAAAGTTATGTTTGAAGACCACAAAGAGCGCATGAAAGATATGGTGCTGTGGGCTGATATGAACTCTGGGCTAATGAAAAAGTTAGACGAAAGAGACGAAACAATAGCAAGATTAACTGCGGAACTTACCGCACTGAAAGCGGCCTCGGGACTATGACAACAAGCGGTACTAATGCATTTAACCTAGACCTCAACGACTTAGTTGAAGAGGCATTCGAGCGGGCTGGCTTAGAGCTGCGCACGGGTTATGATTTGCGTACCGCCCGTAGGTCTTTAAACCTATTAACAATTGAATGGGCAAACCGGGGTATTAACCTCTGGACTATTGAGCAAGGCCAAATTCCTATGGTTACTGGGCAAGCCTGCTATGCGTTTCCTGTTGATACTATAGACCTATTAGACCAAGTAATCCGCCAAAATAACGGTACATCTAACCAAATTGACATCAATATTACCCGCATTTCTGAATCTACCTACTCAACGTTGCCAAACAAGCTCACACAAGGCCGTCCGATACAAGTGTGGATCAACCGTCAGACAGGGTTAAGAAACCCCACCACGGCTGTTTTATCGGCTAATATAACCTCTACAGCGACTACTATTGATATAAGTGACGCAACACAAGTGGCTTCTAATGGGTTTATTAACTTAGATTCTGAAACAATTTACTATGCCAACGTTAGTGGTAACCAATTAATTAACTGCGCTAGGGCGCAAAATGGTACTCTGGCAGTTACGCATACAGCAACTACAACAGTTTACGCAGCTAATTTACCCAGTATTAATGTCTGGCCTACCCCCAATTCACCCGGCAGTCAGTATATGTTTGTGTACTGGAGGCTAAGACGGCTTCAAGATGCTGGCAATGGTGTTACAGAACAAGACATTCCTTTCCGCTTTTTACCTTGCATGGTTTCAGGTTTGGCGTACTATATTGCGATGAAAAAGCCAGAAGTAGACCCAAATAGGGTAATGGCGTTAAAGGCCTTATATGAAGAGCAGTTTCAATTGGCGGCTGATGAAGACCGTGAAAAGGCTGCGATT